GATGTTGACCTTACTGACACTTCTGAATCCTTTGGTCTCCCTGCTACTGCTGATCTTATGTTTGCCCTTATTAGCACGGAGGAGCTTGAGGGCATGAATCAGATTATGGTCAAGCAATTGAAGAATAGATATAATGATCTTAATGTCAACAAACGTTTCTGTTTGGGTATTGACAGAGCGAAGATGAAGCTGTATGATGTGGAGCAGTCTGCTCAAAAAGATTTGGTTAACTCTGGTCAAGATCATGGTAGTCAAGAGGAGCAGATCGACCTCGTAAAACGATTCACAACTAACAAAACATTTGCATCCCTAAAGTATGATTGATTTTATTAAGTATGCACAATTCGTCAACGAAGTCACGTCGGATGAAAGCAAAAGTTATCCTGACTTTGCCGCCCGTGTACATGAGCTTGAAGAAGACGGTATTTATGTCGAGCGACTGCTTACTGCTGCTGTAGGTTTGTGTGCTGAGTCTGGTGAGTTTACTGAAGTTGTGAAGAAAATGATCTTCCAAGGCAAACCTCCAACTCAAGAAAATCTGTTTCATCTGAAGCGTGAGATGGGTGACATCATGTGGTATTTTATGCAGGCATGTATGGCACTGGATGTTTCCCCTGAAGAAATTATTGAGATGAATGTTGATAAACTGAAGTCTCGTTATCCTGGTGGAGAGTTTGATGTCCACTATTCCGAAAATCGTAAAAAAGGAGATTTGTAATGCCTACAGCATCAAAGAAAGCAGTGCATGTCACTGTCGAGCAACTTAAAGAAAAGTATCCATCTTTTGATGAAGAGTTTAATAAGTCTTGGAGGAGAATTGTTCGCAGAGCACTTGCTCATCAAGTCATGAGAAATCCAAACAGCAGTTCTGTAAGGGGTATTAAAGACATTGTAAGAGATCATTTTTCAATTCTTCTTGATGACGATGAATTAATTAAGGTTGTTAATATGGTTTCTCAAAGATTTATTAGTAGAAAAAATTCACCAGAGTGGGATGACTGGAGGGATCAACTTCCAAGAATTTTCCCAGAGAAGAGCGTTGGTCCTATCGCTTGGTTTGAAGATGAATCAGGAATTCCAGAAAGTGTAAGTATGATTGAAGAAACTAAACCTGAAGTTGGTGAAGGGTGTGCTGTAATTATTATTCAAGATGGTAATTTCAAAGCAGAATATTCTAATGTCCCTTCAGATGTTGCATTGACTATCAATGCAGAAATTTCCAAAGCACTATCGTAAAGTATAATGTCAGCGTTGATTTGCAATTTGCCCTCAGAAGAAATTTGGGTAAGAAAAGAATATCTTACTGATCACCAGAGTGGACATGGTGAGTTTGAAAGAGGTGTCTGGGTATCTGCAAAATCTATTCCTGGTAGAGCGTTTTATTTTGAAACGTATCTCCCTGAGTATGGTGCAATGTATGATAAATTGCCACTTAGTGCATTCTTATCCAGACCACAAACACCAGACCCTGACATGAGTTTATACAATCTACAATTTTGGAATTGTATGGACTATGGAGTAGTTGCTATTCAAAAGCAATTCATTGGATCGATGGATTTTGAAATTTATACCAGAGATCATGGGACTATGGGTGGGACTTATGTCTGCACTCTAGATAACTATCATCAAGATGTAGATGTAATTGATTACTCTACTAGTGAAGATCCTGCTGAGCATAAGTCTCATAATCTGATCAAACTAGACAATGGACAATTCGCATTATACCCAAATAATAGAATGCGAATCTATGACAACAGTCTGACACCACCAGATCCTAAGAAACCTGACTTTAAAGTTTCGACTAGATACTATCAAGTTGAAAATGGTTATGATAGAATGGGTCTAGGTGATCAAGAATCATACTTTTGGAAAACTTCTAAAGAAAGACAAGGAGATGAAGATGTCAAAGAAGGCACACAAGAAAACTGACAAGAAAGGTCGTGAAGAAACTTGGGAGTGGGAAGAAACTCCTGAAGTTACTGAAGCAGTTGCAAGACTGCATCAAACTATTCGCGATCTTGAATCCAAAACAGATGATTATGGAGTAGGCAAATGACAAGTAAATCCTATACTGAGGAAAGTCTCATCGAAGCAGTTGCTGCTCTCGGTTGGGATACTCGTAATGATAATATTGTAGTTGAGATTGGTGGCACTGCTGTCTCAGGTATCCACCAAGGAGAAGATTACAATAAGAAATGGGCAACACCCTTTGGTGTCCGTAAGTATAACAAAGATGCTTTCATTGTAATTAAGAATCTTTCTCGCACACCCTTTGAGCCAAGTAAACCAAATCCTGACTTGAAACCACATCATGTTTGAGATTAATAGATACGCCAATATTCATACAGAAAATTTTTTTAATTCTAATCTGTATATTATTGACGACTTCTATTTAAATCCTGACGAGGTGGTAGAGCATCTAACTAATCCTCTACCACCTTTATGGAAAGTTAGTGAATTAAGTGGTGAAGATTTAAAATATAATGGTGTAGTATATGAAGATAGGAGATTCAACGGTAGAGATCCTGAGATAGTAAAAGTATATAATGCGCTAAGTGAATTGTGTGGGCAACCTGCAGCGTATGGTGATGACTATGTTATTACCAATCAAATAAAATTTTTATGTAAAAAATATAATACCTATAAAACTCATTACTGGTGGCCTCATGTTGATCGAGGATATAATGGTATTGTATATTTAAGTCATGATGAAGATAATGGCACAAACATCTATGACTATTCTCACATGCAAGAGTATGTTGCAAGATCAAGTAAAGAGCATCTTGATACTTGGAGAGAAAAAGAAAAATATATTCTTCTTAAAGAGTTAAAACCAAAGTATAATCGTTTAGTTTTATTCGATGGATTATTTTTACATGCAATGAATATATGTAATGATAAATTTTTTGGTGATGAATGGAGATTGAATCAGGTATTCTTTTTTCTTGATAAGGATAACTGCAATCCATTTGAAACATTTTAATAAATAGTCAGAAAGGATCATGGCAACTGACGCTAAAGAAACTGCTAAACAAGAAAATGGATCTAGAGTTTTCTTCGAGTCCATGATAGAAAAAGGTAGAGAACCTACTGATGCTGAGATGTTAAAGATCTATGATAAGTATGGTCCTGAATGGAAAGAGACATATAGAAAGCAAACTGCAGCGTTAAAAAAATATTTGGGATCTAACAAAGGGTATGAATACTCAAGAGACAAGGGTATCATGCCGTATATTGAAGGTATTGCAAAGAGGGAGTGTGGAGTATCCGTCAAAGACCGATGGAATCCTATGGATATTGTGCTAGTCAAAAAGAATAAAAGAAAAGTAATTGAAGGCACTATAAAAGAGATTACAAATATTGATGGCATGTCTAAAGATGCCAAATTAAATTTGTTGAATGGTTATATGAGAGAAGCATTGAGAGAAAAAGTATTAGTTGGTGTTTCTCTTAAAGCAATCGCAAAGAATAAAAAAACTGCATCAGCAGAAGTTGCAAATGCTGGTGGGAAATCTTCTGTTACTACCATTGATATGGTTTCAGGATCATTAAAATGCAATCTTACTTTAGGTAAAAAGAAAAATTATTTGTTTGATACTGGTGAGCTTGGTTTCGATATGAAATCTGAAAAGGGTGCCTTAATTCATGGGCAATCTAGAAACTTTCAGTATTCTAAAGAAAGAAATTTGGTGCAAACAGACCTAACACCTAAAGGAAAAGACGCTGGTGCAAAACTTGGTAAAGTATCTAGTGTTGCCCTTGATACTTTTCTTGGTAGTATGTCATTAACTAGACCAACTTCCGCAGCAAAACATCCTCACATTCCTCCAGTAGGTATGTGGAAAGACAAAGATAAAAAATATTGGATTGATTTGTATAAAACATTATCTACATCTAGAATGATTGAGTTTGGGGAAGTTGCTGTCTATGAAAATAATAGTAAAGTTGCAGAGGGATTTGCAAATGTATTAGAGTATGCAATCTCGTATGAAACACAGAAAGCAGATAGAAGTTCTGCTGGTAGATTTTCATCCAAATTAATTGCAATGGAGTGGGCAAAAATTTGGATGACCCTGGCACAAAAAAGAAAAACCAAAGAATGGTGTACTGCTCTATACTATGGAGCAAAGAAAGAATTTGGAGACTCTAACGGACCCTTCCTGAAAATCTATTGACACTTTAAAAACTGGCACAAGACCATGTGTGACTCGACTTTGACATGCTATAATAGTGGTATAGACACGAGGGACATGCCTAACAAACACCTGGAGCACCTGGAAGATTCTATTTTCTATGGTCGTAGGACGGCACTTGATGCTATCAAGCAAGCACTAACTCTGACCAGCAACATCAGTGTTAAGTATGATGGTGCTCCTGCTATTGTGTTTGGCACTAACCCTTGCAATGGTAAGTTTTTTGTAGGCACAAAGTCTGTTTTCAACAAGAAACTTATCAAGATTAACTATACCAATGAAGATATTGATAAAAATCACAAAGGCGCTGTTGCTGACATCCTTCGTTTATGTCTGCGCTATCTTCCTCGTATCAGCGGTATTGTCCAAGCTGATTGGATCGGTGTCGGTGGCGGCCGTGTTTATTGCCCTAATACTATTGAGTATAGATTTCCCTCTAATGTTACTGAGAAAATTATTCTAGCACCACATACTTTTTACACCCATATCAGTCCCGATGCTGATGGGCGTATTGGTGCTAGCATAGACTCAACCACGGATGTGTGTTTTGTCAATACTATGTCTGCAACCATTAGTAAGTGTCCTTTTGATGGTCTAGATATTCTTGCTAAAGTTGTTGCACTGCTTCCATTCACTAAAGTCCCAAACGATAAGATTCGTCCACAAATTCTAAAGCATATTAATAGTTTTATTCGTGCTGGTATAGATTTTAATCCTGAAATATTGTACCTTACGCTAGATGCTAAATATAAGCATGAAGTCAATGCAAATACTTTCAGGGTATGGCATTACATCTACCAACTGAAAATGCGGTTGCTTGATTCTATTGTAGACCACAACAATGTAAAAACTTTTATTGATGGCACTCCCGTCAAGCATGAGGGTTTTGTCATTGTATCTGACAGACCATATAAAATTGTTGATCGCACAACCTTTAGTAAAGCAAACTTTAACTTAGATAAAAATTGGACGAATGAAAAAGTTTAGTGCTTTTCTATCAGAAGCAGCAAAGAAATCATTTGCATCTCAGGATGCCGAAAAACTAGGTCTCAAACATGTTGGATATGGTAACTATGCCGATCCTTCAGGGAGAGTAACGCACAGGTCTGTTGATGGCAGACTTGTAAAGATGTCACCCGAAGAAATTAAACAGCAGCAAAATGGATCTGGAGAGGATACTGGAGCGGCACAAGCACCGCAAGATGCAGGCTCAATATCTATTACTTTTGGAAGATTTAATCCCCCTACTATTGGGCATGAGACTCTAGTTAAGAGAGTTGCTAGAGAAGCAAAGGACGGAGAGTATAGAATCTATCCTAGTCAGTCTCAAGATCCCAAAAAGAATCCTCTCGGTTTTGCTGAGAAGGTAAAGTATATGAAGATGGCATATCCAGATCATGCTGATGCCATTCAACAGACTGATGCTCGCACTATTTTTGATGTCCTCACATCTTTGAATGATGAGGGATATAGTGAAGTTAAGATTATTGTTGGTGGTGATAGAGTTTCTGAATTTAACTCTATTGCACAGAAGTATAATGGGCAACTATATGAGTTTGAAAATATCTTGGTAGTATCTGCTGGAGATAGAGATCCTGATGCTGATGGTGTAGAGGGTATGTCTGCATCTAAGATGAGAAAAGCAGCAGCAGAAGATGATTTTAAAAGTTTTGAGAAAGGAATTCCTGCTGCACTAGGTCAGAAAGATAAACTTCGTTTATACAAGTCACTCAGATCTGCTATGCAGGTAGAAGGACTTGAGGATTTTCATGATGCATCTTATCAACTGTATGAAATTGCACCCAAATTAGATCCTCAGGGGATGCGCGAAGCATACTTTAAAGAAAAATTATTTGAAGTCAATACGTTTGTTGAAAATTTAAATACGGGTGTTGTTGGTAAAGTTGTTAGTAAAGGTAGTAACTATATCATTTACATTGATGAGCATGAAACTATATTCAGATCCTGGTTAAAGGACTTGATTGAAAGAAATGATATTAAATATTTCAATTTTACTCCAGCAGGAGAGATGGGCACAGATAAACTTGCTAACTATATGAGGAAATTAACTCCTGGTGAGTTTATTCGTAAGATAAATAAAAAGGACAAGGACGCTTAGTAAAATGAATCTCAACGACTTACCAGATATGTCAGATGCACTGAAA